CGATCCTTATCGTAGTGGAGGCAAGAGCCGCGTGATCTAACACGCTCACATGGGTTTTCCGATTCCCATTCGCACAAACCATTTATTCAGGTATAAGCCCGTTTTTTTATTTTGTCAAGCCTGCCTGTTTTCTGGCAATGGCAAGGAGTCGTTCCTCGTCGCTCACGCCCTGCTGTCCCGTTACCCGTCCGGCGTTCTGCGGTGCTCCAGCGACTGCTTTCACGAAGTCCGGGAAGTCGGCTAGGAGCGCGGTAATCTTCGCGTCCATCGTGTCCCCGTCATATCCTGCGGCAAGTTTGACGACTTTTGCCACCTTGTCAGCCGGTACCCCCGCCTTGAGCGCGGCGACTTCTGCTTTCGCTTCGTCCCGTTCCTTCGCGTTGGTCGCGGCGGCGGCTTCCTGTTCGGCGATCCTAAGCTTGTCCTTTTCTGCCTGCGTCATGGATTCCTGACGGGTTTTGTTGAAAGCTTCGACTTCCTCGATTGATTTGAAGCCCATCTTTGCGAGAAGGTCGGCGGTTGCCTTTTCCTGACGCTTGCCGGATTCCTTTGCGATCAGGTCATTGAGCTGCTTGTCGGTGTACTTCGGCTGTTCTGCCGGTTCGGTAGCGGGCGGAGTCGCTGGCGTTCCCTGCGCGGGAGTAGTGGTCGGTACGGTCGTGGTCTGGTTTTCATCTGCCATAGTTTCAATCCTCCTATTGGATTATAGATATATTTCTTCGCGGTCTGTTCGCCGCTTTCGTCCGGTTGAATCTATAAACTCGCGCATATTCCTTTCCCGGTTTCGAAGTAGCTCCTTTGCGCGGTCTATCTGCTTTTCGTCTTTCGTCTTTGTCATAAGGTCGAGGTTCCGCTTCCCCTCCCTGATCGACCGCTCAAGCGCCCGTTGTTTCTGGCTGCTCGCGTAGGCGGTCGCGTTGCGTTCCTCATTCTGTGGCGCGAAAGTCTTTTCAGTTCCCGGGAAGTATGGATACATGACGTGACGGCAATTTATTCCGAAAAGTCCGGCTGGATCCCCGTAACTTGTCGATGACAACGGCGGGTAGTTCTTTGAGGTTCCTGAAAGTGAATAGATTTTACCCTGATACGGTTCGCACAAAGGCCGCGCTCCGAGGTGACTAGATATCTCTACAAGATCTTCCCCGAGTTCTTCCATGCGCGTGAACTGCGTTTCGGTTGCGGCTTGTGTCATGTTCGACCTGACAACCGTTTGCGCGTATGCTTCCGTTGTCCACTGCCTCCCGGCTGAATCGGTTAAGGCTTGTAATCCCTGCTGGCTCCACTCGCTACACGCTTCTGCGATTGCTTGCCGTCCGCTTATTCCCATCTGTTGTTTCGCCACTGCCTTGTATATCGTATCGGTGTAAATCTGGTCTGCTTTTGAGAGCATCGGCGCAAAGGCTTGATCGAACTTCTTTGCGGCGGCTTTCTCCCATGTATTGATTACTGCAACGATCTGTGGATCAGCGTTCCACGGGAGCGCCGAGGCGAGAGACTTTCCGGCTCCGGCGGTTGCGTCGTCAACCATACCGGCGCGCTTAAACGCCTCCGCCTCTATCTCTTTCCTGACAGCGGCGAGCAACTTTACCCGGCTTGTCTGAATAGTCTTGAGGTTCTGGCTGCGCAACAATCCGAGCTGTTGAAGTTTCTGCATCTGCCATGCTACGTCATCGGCGTCACCCTGGACAAGCAAGGTAACAAGATTGGAGAGCATTTCAGACTCGATAACGGAAAGCATGAGAGCGGCGTCCATTTACTTAGCATTCCTTGTCTTGAGTATCCGCGCCCGATGGTCGCCCTGTCTCTGCATGAGCCGGGTAAAGCGCGTCTTGGGTATGTCGTCCTGTTCGCTGTACTTGCGCTCGAGATAGTCGCGAATCGAGGCGCGGGACATGAACCATGCCCGCATACGCAACGGCTTGTACCCAAAGAAGTTGGCCTGATAGATATCAGCCGCGAGCAACTGCGCCCGCGTATGAGTGACAACCGTCTCGCCTTTCTTCATCTTGCGCTTGAAGGCAAGGAGGAAAGAGCCGATTTTTAACGTGTAGACTTTCGCTTTTTGCTTTTCACCGCTCATGCTTGCACCCCCATTACCTTGTTTGCCTGTTCGTCGTTCAAACCAAGGAATATCTTGAGCTGGTTGATACCAGCGTCCCTTGTCAGAGTCCCTGCCGCGACCTGTGCGATAATCTCGCCTGCTGATGTGATCTGGATTCCCGAGAGCTTCACGGATTCGACCGGATCGGCTGTTACAGCTGGTGTGTTAAAGTCTGCACCGAAAGATCCAACATCAATGGTCGCGGTTCCTGCCCGTATCGCCTGCGCTTTCTTAATCGCTTCCTCTTCAGTGAGTCCGTCAAGCTCGATCAGCGCATCTTCAAGCGTGATAAGTTTCGCGTTGTACCGAGCGATAATGCGCGTTTCCTTTGCGCCGCGATCCTCAAGAACTGAATCATCCCACGATATCGAGTATTCTTCCTCCGTGGTCGCGATACCGTAAGCCGAGCCGATGTCCTTGAGTGTCGAAAGGAAACCAACGATGACCGGAGTAAGGCTGTTCTCGATGTTCTTCTTTGTGCGGAAGGTTTTCGAGTTCTCGCTGATTACTTCCGTGGCAGTCTTCATGCTTGCGCCGTTGAACGAAAGGAAGTTATCGGAAAGGCCGGACTGCTTGCATAGGATGGCAAGATTGACGTTAATGTCGGCGATTATCTGATCGATGCGGAACTCGAAGTTGATGTCGACCGGAAGCATGGCCTGTTTCTCGGCGTCATCGAACGCGACGTACACCGAATCGTTCCGGTCGTAGTATACGTCCTGTTTCGTCTTTGCCGTATCGAACACGGTCTTAATCATGGATGAGCCGATAATGATCTTACGCTTGGTCGAGTTCCTTTCATGCGCGAGATTGTCATACGCCTCGTCAAGCTGCCGGATGGTATCTACCCCGTTGGCGAATATCGATATCCCGAGCGGAGAATACAGGTCAATGTTGTTGGCTTCCGGGTTACGCCAGATAACGAACAGCGGGCGAGTGGTGGCGAAGTATACCTGCTGTTCGTCGATACCGGCTTCCGTTGCCATGCACTCCTTATACTCGCCGGTCGCGTTCTTTTTGTACGCCTTGAGGTTGACGGTGTACCCACCCGTGGCCACGCGGTGCTGTTCAACGATCTTGTACTCTTTCCCGTCCTTGACGATGGATGATGCAAAGTCGGCTTCGGTCACTCCCCGTGAATCATACGTTACCGGCATATAGTCGGTAGCGCGTACAAAGTCGATGATCGGCTTTCCGTCTTTGATCGTCCACTTCAAGGCGCCGTTGCCGAGAGCACACGCGATATCAAGCCAGCCTTGAATGTTCGCCCAGAACTTATTTTCCTTAAGGAGGTCGAGCACGTCGCTGTCAGTTGCGAGGTTCGGTTCCTCTGCGAATACCAGCCCCGCGAGTTCGGAGGTAATCATCTTCGCGGCGTTGAGCAAGAAGCGCCATTCAGTGCGCTGGCCAAACAGTCCGCGAGTTGTGTAACGTTGCCATTCGGGGCAACCAGCGTAGATGTCGCGCCATACCTGAATCATCTTGTCGCCTTCAACGAGGCAACGGTCGAGCTTCTTACCGAACAGTTCAAGCCATGTTGATTTGATCGTATCGCTTATTCGCATTTTATCACCGCCCTTTGTTTAACAACTTCCCAAAGATTTTCGTTCTCTTTTTTAAGTTCATTTATTTGTATTTCAGCGCGCATTATAACTTGTATCAATTCCTGCACGCTACACTTTTCAACCGGTTTGTTGTTTATGTACATTGCTTCCATACTTATAACCCCTTCCGTTTGTAAACGTCTTCCATCGCATACCGAACAGTTGCAATCTTATGATCCGCTTGCCCCTCTGGATATGTAGATATTATAGCACCATTTTTGTCGGTTTCATATTCGTACCCCGTGAACTCTTCCCATGCGTCAGGGCAACGCTTTCGGTCAATATGAATAGCCGTGAGCGATTGAAGCCACTTGAACCCGTAATCCCGTAGCCCTGTCTTTGTCGGTTCGTGACAGTGCCACCCATAGGCGCGATAGTCAGCGATGCTCTTAGGTTCCGCGCTGTCCGGTGTAAGTTTTACCCCGAACTCAGCCGGTGCTTTTGGCATGGAATGATTGTACCATTTCCACGCGCCTGACTCCTGCAGGTGCTTTACCAACAGGTCAGATGTTTCCTGATTGCCTTTCTTGTACGCTTTCAGTTCGTCGAAAATGAACAGTTCCCGCGTGTTTGGCTTGTAGGCCATTCCGCAATATGCCCATGGATCGGGGTAGTATCCCCAGTCTATCCCATGGAAGTAGTAGTCAAACTTCCCTATCTCATCATCGGCCAGGCTGATCTCTTTCACGTTCTCGAATACGTCAAGGCCCGATCCGGTACACTCGCCAAGGTATTCATTCTGGTAGAGCCTCGGGTTGTTCTCCATGAGCCATTCCGCTTCATCGATAAAC